AATCCCCGAACGACTGCACTTTCTGTTGCTGGCCGGTGCCGTACGCATCGTTGAAGGCTTGCTGCACGCGCTTCAGCGAGGCTTCCAATTCTTCCGGACGGAACTGACCGCTCAAGCGCATTTGCTCGAACAAATCCGACATGTCCTGCGCGGTCTTTTCGAGATCGGCACGTGTCTGCACGCCAAACGCTTTTTGCGCCGCCGTCGCAAGTTGCTGCAAATACAGCGTCCCCGGCTGCAGGTTCTTCAATTCCTGCTGCAGCGATCGGAACTTGCCCGTCATGTCCGCGGTGAAGTCGGGGATTGGCTCAGCCAGCCGCACATACGTGGCGAGCGGTCCGAGGAATTTCGTCAGCGCCTCCGTGGACGGCGGAAACAAGACGGATAGCGATCGCTGCGAGACGGCGATCTTGTCGATGACCGGCCAAACGTCGCCGCCTTCTTTGCGCAAGTTGGCGAGTTGCTTACTGAGTTCGACCAAGCCCGCCGCCGTGACGCCGCCAGATTGATTCGCGGTCTGCACCGCGTCCACGAGTTGCCGGATGCTCTCTTTGACGGCCGCACCGTTCAGCGATTCGGCAATGTGCTGGACGCTTTGGACGTAACTGTCGTACTTCTGAATGCTCGCCTTCGTCTTCTCGTCCAACTTCGACTGCAGCGCGTCCAGTTCGCCCAGGTCCACTGGCTTCAGCCCGAGGCCCTTTGTCAGATTCGGGGCCGCGGCGGCGGCGCGCTTGGCCAGATCCTCGATGTCGTCGGCGAGTTGTTTCGTCTCTCGATGCAACGGAAGGTAGCTGTCTTTGACATTCTCGAGGGCGCCTTGCCAACTCGTAAGCGCCGTGACCGCTTCGCCCGCGAAGGATTTCGTGCGGAGCTTCAGTGTTTCCCACGCATCGTCAATCGTGTCGAGCCCATCCACGGCGGCTTTCGACATGCCGCGGAAATTGCCTTCCAGCTCCAGAATGTTGCTGTTGAGTAGCGGCAGGAGTTCCGCGCCGGATTTGCCGACGAGCGCGATCGCAGTCGCCGATCGTTGCGCGGGATCTGGAATCTTGCTGATCGCCGCGCTCAGCGTTTCGAACATCTGCGCCGGATCGAGCGAGAGTAACTGTTCCGCACTCAGGCCCAGCGCCTTGATCGCCTCTTCCGCCTGCTTGTCGCCGTCATACAGATTCTTCTGGAGTTTGACGACGCCGCGACCGATCGTGTCGAGGTCCACGCCGACTTGCGCGCCGGCATATTGCAACCGTTGCAGGGACGTGACGTTGATGCCGGTCTGCGCTTCCAGATCCTTCAGGTGACTGGCGGCGCCGATCACATCGGCCGTCATCTGCACGAGTTTGGCGCCGACGGCCGCCACGCCCAGCGCCGGCAGACTGAGGCCAATCGAATCGAGAGCGCCCTTAAACTTTCCGAACGCACTCTCCGTCTTGTTCGCCGCGTCCGCGATCGCCTGTATTTTCGGCGGCACGTCCTGCCCAAGCGCCCGCAGTTTGGCCGCCGCTTCCGTGGCCGTCGCGCCGATTTTCGCGAGTTCTTTTTCGGTCAAAGTGCCAACGCCGCCGAGCTTCTCCACCGCTTCCGAAGCGATCGTGGCCTGCTGAACGATGCGAACACCAGATAGCGAGTCCGCGACGCGGTTCATCTTCGACTCGACACCAGCCGCCCCGGTCTCCAAGCCCTTCAGGGACAGCACCGCCTTGTTCGCTGCGTCTTGGAGCGAACTAAAATCAGCGGCGAACACTGCTGAAAGGGCCATCGTTAGTTACTCAAACGAATCGTCATCGTCCGCATCGCGATCGTCCTTGCGCTCGCGTGCTTCCGCTTCTTCGATCAGCCATGCGACCAGCTCTTCGTAATCGGACACCGCCAGTGAGCGCACGTACTCCAACGTCCACCCGTTCATGGCGCGACAGAGGGCGAGGTCGCTTCGGATTTCGGCGCCTCGCCCATCCCGTTTTTTTCCGCGGTGACCGCATCGACATGTGCGTCAATCGCGGCGTAGATTTCATTGAACGTCTGCACGTCCAAATTGCCGATCGTGTCCTCGTCACACGACAACGGATGCCCTTCGGGATCGCAGAGATTCCAACCCAGCAGATACATGGCGACTTGCGCGAAGCCCACTTCGGCCGCGTCGTACCCGATCGTTTCGCCCGGCCGGATCACGCCGCCTGGCAACATGCGCTTCTGCACTTGTCGCGCCTCGCGAATGTTCAATTCGCGCTTGACGTCGATGTAGTGACCGCGTTTTTCTGCGGCGGTAACGCGCGCTTGCGAGGCCGCGATCTCCGCAGTGGTTGCTTTGGGCGCCTTGCGATCCAGCAACTGTTGATGCGCGCGCTTGTGAACGTCAACGAGGAAGAGGCGGACGGTCTGCGGACGGACGACACTCATCGATGCAACTCCTTGAGGGGGGCCAGGACCGCGGTGATCGTGGCCGTCTTGGGATCAATTTCGTGGGAGACAATGGCGGACCGCACGGGGCGTTGCGCCTTGCCCTGCCCAATGAACATGACAAACTCCAGGGGCTGTTGGGCCAGCTTGAATTTGTCCGATTCGACAAGCGTCGCCCGCAAGGTGCCGGTGCGCGTCTTTTTGTTGATGCGCACCAAGCACCCGTGGAGGGCGGCAGCGACGTAGTACGACCACGTGATCTGGCCGATCGCGCTGCGGATGGACAGCGTGTCAGGCACCGTCTCGCGTTCCGGTGACCCTTAACTCCGCGACCAGCTACCCGACGCCTTAAAGTTCGAGCTGCCCGTGACCGCGCCTTTCACGTCGACGGTCAGCGAGGCCAAATCCAGATAGGCCGGGCCGGCCCAGTAGTGCGTGAGATCCAGCGTGGACGGGTAGAGCGCGAGCGAGACTGGATCGTCGGCCTCGGCCATTTCGAAGAGTTCTTCCGTGTCGCCGGCGGCGGGTGAGCCGACATCCAGGTTGTAGGCCCAGTCGATGCTGCCGCTGATGTCGCGCAAGCCCGGCACGTACACTTTGTTGTTGTCGCCGAAGCACGTCACTTCGACGTAATCGCGCGGCTGGCTCAGCGTCCACTTCATCACGGAGCCGATATTGACTTCCGGTGAAACGTCCGTGCGCGTCACTTGCCCGTGTCGTCCATGAATGCGTGCCATCGGTGTGCGTCTCCTTCTGTCCGTCCTGCGTCGGTCCTACGTCTGGTCCATCAACTCTGTGGGGCCGCATATACGGCGTACCGTCCGCCGCGGTGCTGCCACACGCTGTCGGCGTTGTCCTCGTCTGTTTCCACGTACCGAATGCGTTCTTCGCGCGTCGTGAGCATGTGATCGAAGCCCGTGATCGTCAGCGGCACGTCCTCGAGCACGGCGTCGATGCGCAGCGCAGCCGCTTTCGCCCGCGTGCCCGAGAGATTCCGATCCACCGCTTTCACGAGATAGAGCGCCTTTTCGTACATCCGCCCGTTGAACTGCGGCTCGTCTTCGTGCATCACGAGCGAGACGAGCACGAACTTCGTCAGCCCACTCGGCGCGCGGTCCATGTAGACGCCATCGGTCATCAACGTCAGCAAGCCGCCGGCGCCGGTGTCCGCTTTCAGCGCGGCGATCACGGCGGCGTCAATCTCAGACGAGTCCGCCAACGCCCCGCACCGTGAAGCCCGCGCGTTCCACGATCTGAATCAGTTGCGCTGTCAACCGCCGCCGTGCGCGCACTACCGCGGGGACGAAGATGTGCAACGGCCGCATCACGCCGCGATTCGCGCCACTCTTCGTATGCCGCGCCACCGTGCCTTTCGCTTGCGCCCCGTACTCCGCGATAAAGGCGATCCGCGACGTGCTCTTGACCGGGGAGATCGCGCCAAACTGATTCCGGGTATGCGCGACCACGACGTGATCCCGGAGATTGCCCGTGACGACGTGCTGGCCGTAGCCCTGCTTGACATCAGACGCCGCGCCGTTGGCGGCACCTTCCACGAGTGGCCCGGCCTCTTGCGCCAAATGCGGCGCGAGCGAGCGCAGCGCCTCCTGAAACTCGGCCATGCCGTTCAACACCAGGCGGTTGTGCGCCACTAGGCCACGACCTCCGTACAGAACGCGCGGGTCATCACATCCATCTCGTCCACGTTCATCACGCCCACAATCTGAAAGACCCGCGTGCCGAAGGAGATCCGCGTCTTCGTCGTCACGTCGGGGTGGTGGCGCATGGTCACGATGTGCGTCGCCGCGCTTGTCACCGTCCCGTTCGCCAGCCGCTCCATCTTTCCCGTTGAGGCCGACTCAATCGACGCGTAGACCGTGCCAGGCGTCAGCGCGCTCCACGCTTCCGCATAGCCGCCATCGGTATCGCCGACCGGCGCTGCGGGGTTCTCGAGCGTGATGCGATGGATGAGCGATCCGGCCTGGATCGGCGCGACCATCTAGCGCGCTCCGCTCGTGAGACACACCTGCACTCGTCGCCCATCGTAGGGGCGGGCATCGATCGGCTGAGTTGTTTAGTAAGGAAACCGCCTCAGTAGACGCGCGGCCAGAACTGCTCGAGCTTCAGCACA